TCAGATAGTCACAAACAGATTTAGCTTCACGAAGCATAGCTATATGCCCAGCGTGAAGCAAGTCAAAGGTACTAAACGTAATACCTACAAGTTTTTTAGAAGATTCCAAGTTTGGGTCCAATCCTTTACATGATAAACTTTACCGAACGATTCATATATTGCTCTGTATAGTTTATAATCATTACCGCCTGGATCGCAGGCATCACCAAAGAAATGCAGTTGATCATTAGTTTCAAGCTTAAAGTCATTTAAGATCTGAGACTTATCACCGCCTTTTGGCGTAATATCTATGCCAGTCTCGCCTGCAATTTCAAACTGTAAATCAGGATATTTCTTCTGCATCTCTAAAGCAATGTTCACTCTTTCTGATTTATGCTCATCCCATTGAATATACATTGCTCTTTCTTCTAAGGTGCATCTTCGACCCAAGATAGAGAAATTTAATAAGCCAGGACGTTCATCAAAGTGTAAACCAGTTTTAGCATAGAACCGAGACTCGTTTAAATATTCTTGTAAGTCGCTTCTAATATTATCAGGTACTACCCAGCTTGATGAGCGAATATGCTTATCTTTTTCCCATACATCATTCCCAGAGCATTGATATACTCTGACACATTGATTATAAATCTCTGATCCTATTTGTTCAATAGTTTTATCACGATCAGAACCAGTTACAATATAGACCTGATTACTTTTTGCAAAATCATAGAACCATTTCTGAAAATCAGGTGAGATTTTTTTACGTGATGGTGTTAGCGTACCATCTACATCAAAGATAAATTTTAGGGATTTCGGTGCCATCCTACAGTTTCTCGTTTAATATCGTTATGATTAAATTCAGCCCAATACAATTCAAATGCTACACCTGTTTCGATGCATTCGAATTGATGATATACACCAGGTTTTACTTTATGATATTCACCTGGCCCAATAATAGTCGTATCAACGAGATCATAATCTTTTTGCCATACACGAATCGCCATTTTACCAGATTCAACATAGAATCCATTCCATTTATATTCGTGTAAGTGCTTAGAACAGATACCACCTTCTTCCATCTCGATACGATGAAACTCTAAAGCGCCATTCGCTTCGATGAGTTCTGTCATACCCCAAACTTTACCTGCTTTCATTTGAAAATCCTTTATAATTACGATCAATCGGAGTTGTTTCTTTTGGTGTCGTTAATTCACCAATTCGTTTATATGCATTCTGCACTTGCTCTTGTAATTGATAAACATTATTCTCTAACACTGCTACTTTATTTTCTAGCTCTTTAATGAGCTTATCACGACGATCCATTAAAATACTCCATTCTTATACACATATTCGAGTGCGTTATTTGCTTCCTTATCTATAGGACGTGATTCATACCATCTACCATTATCTGCATCAAACTGCTTACATAAGTCTTCAATTTCACGAGCAGTGATAGGATATCCTTTCTCTACAGCATTACCGGCCACAGCAATCATAATCTGATACATCTTATGATACCAACCTGTGCTACTAATTACTGTATATTCATTGGCCAACTTCTTAGGCCAAAATGGACAGTCATGATAACTAGTCCATCTGTAATCAGTATTTTCTAATGAGTTCTTACGGTGCTGAACGATCTGCTGTTTCCATGCATCAGGCAATCTATCTAAAAAGTTTTCTGCACGTTCTTTGATAGAATAAGGATGTTTAGCTAGAAGCTCATCGATATCAATAGGCTTGCCAGTATTGCTAAAGAAGAAATTGTTAGCATTAGCATATTGCGCAGGTATGTAATACATGCGAGAGAGGTCTTTAGTCTGTTTATCTCCAATGCTTTCAAGCTCGGTGTTAAGGGAGTGCCAGAAGTGTTTGATTCGAGATTGATCAACCTCTGAGTCAAGTTGAAAGACGATCCGAAACTTTGGTACACTTTCAGTAGAGCTAGCAGTGCTATACACAATGTAAGTGTAATCACCATACCGATTACGTAACTCACTTTCTAGGTCTCCTTTAAATTCATGGTCATCAACATCAACAGCAGCCCAACTTGCCCAAGCCACCACATTTTTATTGGCTCGTGTAGTCCCAATTGTATATACAGCCGGTGAAATAAGTTCTGCATCAGTTTTTTTCTCCAATGGTCTTTGTGACAATTTAAATAAGAACTTAGAAAAATGATCCCAAGTCTTGAAGTCAAATCTTTTATCTGTCTGATTGTCAAAGCGACTATGAAATACGGTTAAAGAATACATTATACAAAGAATGCCTCCAGTGATGCTGTTTCTTCTGGCTTCCAACCTACAGCGTCGAGGATTGGTACCAGCGGTTCAATAAATGTCTTATCAAACATTGTACCATAGTCGATGTACTGTTGTAAACCAAATTCTTCTGGCAATCTATCAGGAAATGCAATAACATTTTCTAATATAGGATTATTCTTTTTTAGATAACAAAACTTAATTTTCTCACCGTTTTTGACAGATTCATATTTCTTATCTAGACCAAGTTGCATTAGCCTATGATTATAGAGAAGAGATCCACGTACATGGATTGGTGTTCCCTTTTTATATATGTCACGTCTGTCAGAGAATTTGTCTAAGTTCTGTACACCACGAGGGAACGAGATATCCTCGGCTCTCATACTGAAAAAATCTTTCTTGAACTGAGCGATAAAGTCTTGAGTAGTTTTCTCATCTGACTCGATCATAACCTTGAATATCTCTTTGAACTTATCGCGTACGACTTGTGGTGTCGATGACTTAATAGCTTCAATACCCATGATCTTTAGTTTTGGTTCAGCATATTGTACACCTTCTGAATTGTGTACGTTTAGAATGTATCGTTTCTTTGCTGTCCATATGCCACGATCTGCGATGACTTCACGAGACATTTCCATACGTGGCTCATAGCCATTGGTCACATAGAAGAACTCGTCATAAGCTTTCTTTAGAATAGGCTCAAAGTGCTCTTGGCAGATTTTATCTAAGAACTTGACAGGATCTTTTGGATTAAACTTCTTTACGATAGGACCCATGTTGATATAAACAGAGTCAGTATCAATAGCGATAACATAATCTTTGTATGTATCGAGGAGTTCATTCATTTCATCATTGATAGCTTGCTCTGCCCAACGAATCACCGTTTGACCAGTGAGAGTAACAGATTCAGCCAGAGCAAAGTTAAAGTACTTAAAGTATTTGTTGCCAAGTGCACCATATAAAGAGTTTAGTAGAATCTTAATGGCCATTTGGTTGTTTTCAAGCTGGTTGATTTTGTTTACGAGTGACTGATCTTTTGTCTTCTCATACTCAGATTGAGCAGATAACATCTCTTTCTTAATTGTTTTACGATCAGCATAGAATTCACTAATGATAGAAGGAATTACACCTTGTTTATCCTTTGAATATGGAATGCCTGCTGCCGTAACAGAATACGTTTCACATGCTTGCTCTTTACGATTGTGTTTATACAAGTAATGATCTGGACCCTGTGGATAACGAATAGTCGGATCATCAAGCAAACACTCTGGTGAAATATTTGACTGAACAATAATATTTGGATATAGAGAGTTAAGGTCGAATGATACCACCCAGTCGTGCCCGCCTACCTGCGGAGGCTTTACATAACCACCCATAACGGCATCAACCTTTGTGCCATCATCATATACTTTCTCACCGACAGTACGATAAGGAACTTTATCAATCTGTTCTAATGGACAAATGATGTTATTCTGCATAAGACGACGATAGATAATCGATTCCCAAATAGCAGTAGTACCAAATGTGTCTTCGATATTGACACCACCTTTAAATGCCATTGTAAGTGCCAATGATATAAGGCCCATCTTTTGGTCGATACGATCTACAAGTTGAACGTCTTTGATGTTATAGTCAATAAACTTTTGATGATCTTCTTTGTATAGCGTAAACAAATTACCATGTTCTTCATATGATAGCTTACGTTCACCAACTACGACTTGGCCAATATGGTCAAGCTTATAAGATTCCTGATTGCCATATGAATAACCAAACTTACGAAAGAGCTCAAGATAATCTGCATGCTGAATGCCAATGATATTAAACGTAGTATCTTCACGAGTCATACGTCTGACTTTACGTTCTTCTACTAGATTCCATGGCGATAGACGACGCATGGCCTCTGGTGTACCAAGTGCTGAGATACGATTGACAAGATATGGAATATCAAAGAATCGAGTATTCCAGCCTGTGATCACGTCAGGATAGTTCTTTGTCCAATATGCCATAAACTTTGCAAGCAAGTCATACTCTGATTCACAATAGTGATATTGGATATGATCACCTCGCATGTCAATCTCACATTTCTCTGCGTCATATGTGTCCAAGCCCCAGACTTGATAGACCGAAGACTTACTAGACTTTAGAGCAATAGAAATAATAGGATAAGCAGCATGCTCAGGTTCAGGAAACCCATCATCAGAAGCAACTTCGATATCAAAATTAACAACATTGACGTTACGAATATCGAAATCAATATCATTAGGAAATTTCTCTGTAATAAATTGGTGGATATAGTTACGAGTACCATATGTCTTACTGTTCTCAATACCAGTGCGCTCAGCAATCTTTTCTTTAGCTGCTGACATACTAGGAAACTTACGGCGAGCAAGATTGTCGCCATATAAAGATTTGAATACTGTATCTTCGTAAGTAGGGAAATATAGTGATGGCTCAAACTTATATTTCTGTGTGATTTGTGTACCGTTGTCCGTATAACCACGATACAGAATGTTATTCATATAACGATTAACTGATGTGTAAAATGCCATGAGACCTCCATATTGAGGCTATTGTACAATAAAAAAGGGGGATTGTAAATCCCCTATTATAGATAAAGTTCGTAAATTTCTTCGCTATCTAAATAGTGAAATTCAGATAGGTATTGGTGAAGATTTGTAAGAGTTCCAGATAGAGTAATACAAGGATTTCCACCACCAGGGCCGACTGCGATGAATGATTCGATTTTTAGATCACACTTTTCGAGGGCTTCAAGATAATCACCAAGTGGGCAATCATGAGCGATATCGATTTGGATTGTATGTGTATTTGTCATAGTATTCTCCTTCATTTGATAATACTACTCTACACTATTACGAATTAAATGTACACAAAAAAACGCACCGAAGGCGCGTTTTCTTTTCGTTAGAAATCAATAGCTTACTTCTTTTCTGAAATAAAGCTATACATTTCGTTAGCTTTTTCCATGACTTCGTCTATTGTATACATCTTGGGGATATAACGGTTCCATGCCTCTGTAGCTAACTCAACATTTTCTTTGTTGATGTCATACATGGTTTGTGCCATTTTCATTTGGCCATCGTATTGTTTGTCCAGCATATCTTTTGCCATTGCTAGAACGTCAGTACGGATTTGATAAGGATTAGACATAATATTCTCCTGTGTCTGTGTGTTTACATACATAAATCTTCGTATTTAGTTGTATAAGCTCTATGCTTACTTTTATCTCTATTTGAAGTATTTGTTAAGAATTTCCAAATGATCTTCATACTTAGCCATCTCCTCTAGTTCAGTTTCAATAGCTTCCATAATATCTGAGTGTTCACCAATCCCTACAGGATTAGTAAGATAGACTTCAATGTTTAGTCTATGTTTTTCAATATGCGCTTCGGCATGCATTTTTGCTGCTTTTAATAATTCTAGTCTCATGTTCTATTTCCTCTTAGTGCAAAGAATAATCCACCAACCCATAACAAAACATGGAAGTTATCATACAACAGTACTTCAGTTAAACTTTCTGGTTGGGCCGTCCATATAACACCAGTCATAATACTACAAATTGTAATACCAGAAAATCGAGTTAATAGATCGCCAAGCTCCGGAATATAGCATTTCTTAAATACTCTAATCCACTCTCTGACCATAACTCCTCCAAGCAATAAGCCAAGCCCAGCGCCAAGTTCACCCCAAGCTACAAACCACCATACCAAATATGGCAACTCCATCGCTGCTGCCATTTCATTGTCAACTGGAAGTTTGTCTAGACCTTGTTGGATGAATACGATTGCTAATGGAATTCGTAAAAGCCAATGACTCATGCAAAATTCAGGGATTTTATTTACAATGTCTCTTAACATGTGTGTCTCCTGTAAAGATCAGAGGGGCCATTACAGCCCCTCGGCTGTGCTTCTTCTATCAGCGCTTCAGCTTTGCAATCTGTTCCATGCAATGCTTGGCTTCTTTATGATAGCCAAGTGATGCAAGATGAGCAGCTGCTCTGCTATATCCAACAACTTCACAAAAGTTATAAAAACCGTCGATCCGTCTTTGGAACCAAGTGCGTCTATCAAGTGTTACTGTTTCTGTATAAAACATTAGACAAAACCTCTTAGGTTTGGGTTTGCGTATACTGCATCCACTTTGTCTTCGTAACGCTCAGCAGCGTCTTGATGTGCTACATACCAAATGTCTCCACGTGCCAATCCAATGTCATTCAATTCTCTAGTTGAGAGTTTTGAAAGTTCATTGATTGTTTGTTGTGCGTCGCGATGACGTCTGTATCTGTTAATTACCTTCTTGAAGAAGTTGTTTAGTGTCTGTGTCATTTTTGTTTTCCTCGTAATGACCGATTTCGATTTTACGAGGACGCAATTCCTGTGGGACTTCGTATTTCAGTTCAACTGACAATACTCCGTCTACAAGATCTGCTCCGTTTACTTTTACGTGTTCGGACAGCCTAAAGGTGCGTTTGAACTTCTTAGTGGAAATACCACGGTGAATGTATTCGCGACCCTTACTCACATGCTCACCTTTCACTGTAAGTGTACGATCCTTAACTTCGATGCTAAGTTCGTCCTTACTAAATCCCGCTACCGCAAGTTCGATAAGATAATCTGTCTCACCGGTTCTTAAAATATTATGAGGGGGATAATGATCTTGTGAATGCTTTGCAACATAATCGAGTTCATTTAATAGATGGTCAAAGCCAACAAAAGATGAACGTGGAAATAGTGATTGTACGCCTGTCATAGTTTTCTCCTTTTTACAAGCAAGAATGAAATGTAACCGGATCCTTCCGCATTACAGC